TTTACTATTGGCAAGATACGCGAAGTGGCGGCACGAATAGATACCAGCAATGCATCAGGCAGGTGCTGGCAATGTCAGTCAGCTACGGGCAGTGAGCGGCGTTTTTGTAACAAGCAATGTGCAGATAATTGGAGCGTAGCAAATGAGCGATGAAATAAAAGAGCAGCAGGCGCTAGTAGATAAATTGCGCGACGATTTGCGCGAGGCAAAGTCAAAATTGAAAGCACTTAAAGATGCCGAGTTTGAAAGAAAAAACGGACTGGTTAAAAACAAAACAATGCTGGTATCAAATAACGGAAAGATTTTTCATATTTATGCAGGTATTGACGATGCGCACGGCAGATGGCTGCGTGGATTTTTAATAAAAAAAGACGGAACAGTTTCAAAAACAACAGCGCGCTTATATAACGATTGGATAAAAACAGATGAAAACCGATAGTACAATAACGCTGGCTCTTTTAATAATTTTTTTAATATTGGTGATTTTATGAAACTACACAAAATCGAGTTAACACCGGATGGAGGCCTAATAAATGTTTATGTTCGTTTTAGCAAAGATGGTAATTTTTTTGGCAGAGAATATTTTGTACGCACAGGAGATCCAGATAACAAAAAAATTATGAGTTACATTTTAGCCGAAATAGCGTTTGAATTAATAGGATCGCCACACTTTAAATTGTCATCGCTGACGAAAACAGAACAACTATTGATTAATATGGTGACATCATTATGAAATTCCCGACAACAAAGCAACAATGTGACTATGACTATGACTATGACTATGACCAGGACATAGCTGATTCAGAGGCAATCAGAGCATTTCATAATAAAAGCTGCGTCATTGCACAACAATTAGCTGGATGGCATTTTGAACAGTCTCAGCGGTTAACTAAGCGCATAATCGCGCTAAAAAAGCGCCAGCGCTTAGCCAATTTAATTATTTTTTGTAACACCGGAGCTTATCCAAAATGAACGCACAGGACATCATTAAAATAATAGATGCGATCGGCCAGTACGGCGCTTTGTGGCTATTGATTTATTTATTTATTAGGCAAAAAACATGACTAACATTTTTGACAATGCGCACAGAGAGTCCATGAAAAAATGACACACTGCCCTAAATGTGATAGCATAGTCATTCAGAAATATTACAGCCTAAAGCAGTTTGTTTGTGAGGATTGCAAGTTTGTTTTTTGGCCGAATGATACAGCAAGAATTGAGCACCAACGATGAAACAAAAGCCACACATTTTTGCCGTCTACCAAGATGGCCGCTTTTATTGGAGTTTGTTCGATCCGCTGGGAAGGCATGTGACTGGTAAAAGCCCGCGAGAGGCGTTTACAAATTGGATTAAACTTTTAACAACAACATGAGGTAAAAAGATGAATATAGAGCAAGAAATTATTGATAAAGGGTTGACAGCTCCGCGTGTTACGCCTGATTTAATTAAGTCAAAGATACACCACGAATATTATTTTACCGCTAGCCAAGGCGCAAGAATGGCGCACAATGAAAACAGCGGCCCAGAAATGATGTTTGTACATAGCACACTGCCACTTTTAACTTTCTGCGTTATCGTTTTAGAGAACGGCTTTACCGTTACCGGCGAGTCAGCTTGCGCAAGTCCTGAAAACTTTGACGCTGAAATAGGCCAAAAGATAGCCCGTGAAAATGCAGCTAATAAAATATGGCAACTAGAAGGTTATTTGTTAAAACAAAATTTATTTGAAAATAAATAGACGCATTAAAAAGCCCGGTTAATCCGGGCTTTGCTTTTTAGAGTTTTGATAGATAGTCGCCGGATTTACCGGAGCTGTAACCATTTCGATAAGACGGTGCCCTGCCTGTTTTTTTGCCTATTTTTGGCTGGCACGAGAAACAGGATTTTGACCGTCCATTCACATAAGCCAATTGCTCAATTGGCTTATCTTTGAAACATGACGTGCATAAAAAATACTTTTTATCTGTCATAATCATCGCCTCTATTATCCATCTGTTTATAAATTTCCGACTCAATCTCATCTAAAATTTCATGAGACAGTAACCCCCACACATCATGACTGCATAACATGACCCGCTCAAACGTAACCTCACCATCAGACACTTTAAAGGCCGTTGACAATGTTATTCCATCATGCATTGTGTCTATGTATTGCATCATATCTCAATCCCCCATCCACCATTCAAAAGCGCTTGCAGCACGTCAATAGTGCAAGCGTATTGATTGATTTGTGCAACTACCCGGCCGTTTTTAGTTATTTTGTACATTTCTTTGCTCCGCTTGTTGTTGATAAAGTTTGTTCATTTTTTTCATAACCATGACCATAAGCTGTTCATTCTCAAATGACATGGCCGGTGTAATGCGCGGCATGGCCGTAGCGCTGTCTGATTTACGCTTCATTATACCACCTCAACTTTTGATACGATTTTTACAGTGCCAATTTCGCGTTTGGCGATATAGTCAGTGTTATATTTTTGACGATTTGCACCAGTTCTTGACGCATATCCGCCAACGCCATTTCCGTCAATATTAATAACTTCTATTATTGTTGCTTTTTTGCCAGTTTTGTTTGGCTCTGCTATTGCAGTTATTTCAATTGAGCGCCAGCCAGCAGCCACTAATACAGATGCGTTATATTTTATAGTTAATGTTTTCATTTTATTTACTCCGGTTGGTTTCTGATTTGTTGGGTACAGTATTTCATAAAAACATTTATGTGTCAAATATTATTTTTGATGTGATTGAAATAAATGATAACCACGTCACATTTTGACAACACGTCGCAGTTGTGCTATATAAATGTCATTTAAACAAATCAACACTATTATGGCAGCGCGACTCAACCCACGACATCAGCAAATGGTTAAGGATAAAATCCAGGCTAGTCAGCTCATAAATCGCTTGCAAAATCATGCAAATGGCGAAATCGACATGTCATCAACTCAGGTGGACGCAGCTAAGTTCCTGCTTAACAAGGTTATATCTAACGCACCGACTGAAATTGATGCCAACATAGACGGCGAATTATCCATCACCACCATCAACAGAGTCATCATTGACCCAGCTAACGATACAAACGCCTAGAGCATTTAAGCCGCTATTGGTCGCTAGCCGATATAAAGGTGCGCACGGCGGTCGAGGATCAGGCAAGTCGCACTTTTTTGCCGAGATGCTTATTGAGCGCTGCATCATGCAAAAGACCAATGCTGTCTGTGTCCGCGAGATTCAAAAATCCCTCAGCCAGTCAGTAAAAAAGTTGCTTGAGATAAAGATTGATGCTTTGGGTGTTGAACACCTGTTTGATATACAAGAGGCTGTCATCAAGTGCAAAAACGGCGGCCTTATCCTGTTCCAAGGCATGCAAAACCACACAGCAGACTCAATTAAATCACTCGAAGGTTATGACGTGGCCTGGGTGGAAGAGGCGCAGAGTCTTAGCCAGCGCAGCTTAGACTTGCTTAGGCCAACGATCCGAAAACCAGGGTCAGAGCTTTGGTTCACCTGGAACCCAAACTTAGACACAGACCCCATTGACACGCTATTGCGCGGCGATAATCCACCACCTGACGCTGTTGTTGTCCAGGCCAATTACATGGATAACCCGTGGCTGCCCGATGTGCTACGCGAAGAGATGGAGTATGACAAACGCCGAGACCACGACAAATACTGTCACGTTTGGCTGGGCGAATATAAACAAAACAGCGAAGCGCGTGTCTTTAAAAACTGGATAGTTAAAGAGTTTGAACGGCCCGAAGGTACTGTTTTTAGACAAGGCTTAGACTTTGGCTTTGCTATCGACCCGACTGCATTTGTACGCTGCTCATTAGATGGTAACGCACTATATATAGACTACGAGGCCGTGATGGTTGGCTGTGAGATCGTTAACACACCCGATTTACTGCGCCGCATACCTGACTCAGATAAATGGTTCATCACCGCCGATAGTGCAAGACCCGAGACAATTAGCCACCTACAAAAGCATGGCTATCCAAAGATTACCTATGCCAAAAAAGGCGCAAATAGCGTGGCTGATGGCGTTGAGTTTCTAAAGAGCTTCGACATTATCGTGCATCCGCGCTGCACTGAGACAATCAAAGAGTTGACGATGTATAGCTACAAAACCGATCCGCTAACAATGATGATATTGCCAGTGCTTGAAGATAAGCACAACCACGTCATTGATGCGCTGCGCTATGCTTGCGAAGGCATCCGCAAGGCACGAGTGCCAAGTGACCGGCAAAAGGTAGTTATGACCACAGGATCCTGGATGTAGTGTTATAATGTATCAAACAAATAAAGGCTGAGACATGGCAGACGACAAACTAATCGCAAAAGTCCACAAATTTTTCGCACTGGCAGCAGACAGTGAATCAAAAGGGCGCAGGGAGCGCCTTGATGACGTTAAATTCGTGCGCCTTGGCGAGCAATGGCCTGAATCCGTTAAGCGCGACAGAGAGCAACCAGGGGCTGAGCGGCCCATGCTGACCATCAACCGTTTGTTCCAGTTTAGAAACCAGGTTATCAATGAGATACGGCAAAATAGCCCATCGATCAAGGTGCGACCTGTTGACGACAAAGCCGACATCGACACCGCCGAAGTACTGCAAGGCATTATTCGCCATATACAAGACGTGTCCAATGCCACCATCGCCTATGACACAGCCGCCGAATGGCAGGTTGATACAGGATTAGGCTATTTTCGCATCATTACCCGCTATTGCGACCCGGAAACCTTTGACCAAGACATTGAGATTAAGCGCGTTGTTGATCCGTTCAAAGTCTATTTTGACCCGGAATCAACCGAGGCAGATGGAAGCGATGCAACCAAGTGCATCATCATTGAAGAATGGACAAGAGACGACTTTGAGCGCAGCTTTCCCGATGCCGATGTTTCGAGCTTTAACGATGCCGCATCAGGCGATGCAATTGGCTGGTACACCAGCGATACTGTGCGAGTGGCTGAATATTTTGAGATAGAGTGCAAGCCGCGCAAACTGGCACAATTGCAAGACGGCTCAGTAGCATGGTCAGACGAAATCCCCGACGAATACAAAGAGCTGATTGTTAAAGAGCGACAAAGCGAAGAGAAGGTTTGTAAATGGTACAAGATTGCTGGTAATCAAGTCATCGAAGAAACCGAGTTACCAACGCAATATATCCCCGTTTTCCCAGTCTATGGCTCCGAAGTATGGATTGAAGGCCGCAGGCACCTACACGGATTGACGCGCCACGCCAAAGACCCAGCAAGACTATACAATTTTTTCCAAAGTGCTAATGCCGAAGTGCTAGCGCTTGCGCCTAAAGCTCCTTACATCGCCGCCGAAGGCCAATTAGATGGCTATGAAAACGAGTGGCAGATGGCGAACAGACTCAATGTGTCTGTCCTAACCTACAATCCAGTTACTACCGCAGGCGTTACCGCGCCGCCACCACGCCGCGAAGCTCCCCCCGGAACCAACCCGGGCTTTGAGGCAGCGATGAACCGTGCCGAGCTGGACATTAAGGCCACGATGGGCATGTTTGATGCGGCAATGGGCAATCATGAATCAAACCAATCCGGCAAAGCCATCCTTAGTCAGCAGCGACAATCCAGCACAGGGAATTTTCACTTCGCTGACAATCTTGCACGATCCATTCAGCACGCAGGCAAGGTCATTGTCGAAATGGCTGTCAAGCTTTACGATGCCAAGCGCGTAGCGCGTATGTTGGGCGAAGATGGAACACCAAAGAGCGTAACGCTTGACCCAGCTCAGCAACAAGCCAAGACTGAAATTGAAGATGATAGCGGCGAAATCCAAAGCATTTATAATATCGGCGTTGGTAAGTATGACGTTGTAGTTACTACAGGCCCAAGCTATGCCACAAAACGCATGGAAGCGGCCGAGTCTCAAATGCAGCTAGTACAAGCCGATCCCACATTGATGCAAGTTGCAGGCGATTTAATCATATCAAACATGGACTGGCCCGGAGCCGAAGAGATTGCCAAGCGTAAAAAGCTGGCATTGCCACCAGCGATCCTGCAGGCGATTGAGGCGGAAGAAGGTGGAAAGAAGGGAGTGCCGCCAGAAATCGAGCAGCAGATGAATGAAATGGCCGATCAGGTAGAGCATCTTAGCCAAGAACTGCAAATCTACCGAGAAAAGGCCGAAGGCGTTGAAGAAAAGCTGGAAATAGATCGTTTTAATGCACAAACCAAGCGATTAGAAGTTGAGCACAAAATAGCACTAGAATCGACCGACCTATGCCACAAGATTGCTATTGAATCAATGGCACAAACCCTGTCACAGCCTAATGATGGCGAGATAGAAGATACGGACGAAGATACCGAACAACCGTCAGAAATGACGCAATAACCTTGCCCGGAGGCATGCAATGAGTACCGTAAACAGTGAAACCATTATCGTAGACGCGCCAGCACCCGAAGCGCCGGAGGCAGAGCAAGTCATTGAAGAGGTCGTAGAAGATAACGACCAGGAAGAGACTAACGAGCCAGAACAACCGGAAGCGGAACCAAACGAAGAAGAGCAGTATTCAAAGCGCGTACAAAAGCGCATGAATCAACTCACCGCCGCTAAGTCAGAGGCTGAGCGTGGCAGGCAAGAAGCGCAAGCCAAAGCCGCTGCGTTGGAACTGAGATTGCAAGAGCTGCAAGCCGGCAAACAACCTGAGCAGCCTAAAGCACCTGTTTACGATACCGATACGCCACCAAACCCGGACGATTTTGATGCAGGAATCTACGATCCCGACTATCTCATCGCATTAACTGATTATAAAGTCGAGCAAAAGTTTGCAGAACAGCAAAAAACAGCTATAATCCAGGAAAAACAGCGTAATGTTATAACATTACAAGAAGCGGCAAAACAGGCGCACCCTGACTATGCACAAGCAGAGCAGGCTTTTCTAACGCACCCGCTCGCCACGGTTGACGCTTTTAAAACAATGTTATTCGACTCCGACAATCCTGTTGAATTGTCTTATTACCTGGGTAAAAACCCAGGCGAATTAGACAAAATAGGCAAAATGTCAGAGCCGCAAGCCTTACGCTATCTAGGCAAGCTAGAAGCAACTATCACTGCATCACCATCTTTGGAACCGGCTAAAAAAACGGTGTCCAATGCGCCAAAACCGATCACTCCATTAGGGAGCGCCAAACAAGCAGCCGTAGTAACCGATATAAGCGAAGCCAAAGACATGGCCGAGTATATTCGATTGCGTAAGGCTCAAAAAAGATAGTTTTTAAATGCCCAATTGGGCCGCGTCGTGATGACGCCTTAATCCCTTTGAATAAAGACGGAGTTTTCCATGCCTAATACCTTACTTACGTCCAGCATCATCATGAAAGAAGCGTTGATGATCCTGGAAAATGATTTAACATTTACCAAGAACGTCAACCGCGATTACGACGATAAATTCGGCGTAGCCGGTGCCAAGATTGGCGCGACCATCAACGCACGCAAACCGCCTCGCTATGTTGGTCGATCCGGCCAAGCGTTACAGGTTGAAAGCTCAACAGAATCTTTCGTACCGATCACCTTAACCGAGCAATTCGGCGTTGATATTTCATTTAGTTCGCAAGATTTAACTTTGCATATCGATGAGTTTAGCGACCGCTTCTTGAAGCCAGCTATGGCAACTATTGCCAATAAAATAGACTATGACGGCATGCAGCTGTTTAAAGACATCAACCGCTTAGTTTATGCCGGTGCGAATGGCGCAGGTTATGGCACGGCAGGGTTGTTGACTGGCGGTACTGCGACAGCAGCACAAGTGCAGAGCGGGATCTTAGCAGCCAATGCAATCTTGACTGAATCCGGCGTACCTAAAGACGGTCAACGCGGCCTTGTGTTATCCCCAGGCTCAACAGTTGGCGCAATCACTCCAATGGTAGCGACACAGTTCAACAGTCAACAAAAGTTAAGCCAAATCTTTGGCGATGCATCAGTTGGTTCAAAAGTGTTGGGTTTTGATTGGGCGGAAGATGCTAACACTGCATCATTTGCAGCAGGTGCATTTACTGGCGCAACAACTACCGCTACGTTCACCGCTGGTTCTAGCACTGTGACATTCGGCGCAGCCGTAGCAACAGCCGCTATTCCTAAAGGCGCTGTGTTTACTGTTGCCGGGATCTTTGCAGTCAATCCGCAATCCAGACAGTCAACAGGTCGTTTACAACAGTTTGTTTTAACGGCAGACGCACCAATCGGTGCAACTACCGCATCTGTTTATCCTCCTCATGTCGGTAGCGGTCAATTCCAAACTGTTACAGGCACATTGACTGGAAACATTACTTGGACTACGCCAAACACTGCAACGCCTTACGACCAAAACTTAGCCTACCATAAAGACGCTTTTACTTTGGCCACAGCAGACTTGTTGTTACCGGGCGGCGTAGATATGGCGGAAAGAGCCAACTACAAAGGCATGGCGATGCGGATGGTTAGACAGTATGACATCAACTCCGACCAATTCCCGGTTCGTTTTGACGTGCTGTACGGATGGAAAACCGTCTATCCTGAACTTGCAGTTCGAGTCGGCGGCTAATAGCTTTCAAGCCCGGTGCAAGCCGGGCATCTTAAACGAATATAGGATGCTCTCATGCCTGATAAAAATTACGGCGGCTTAACACCCGTACTCCCGATTGTCACTTACACGTCCGGCTCAACCTATGCTATTAATGGCGGATCATTATTAGCTGCTGGTGCGACCACCGCACCAGCGTCTATCACTTTTACCGGCTTAGCGGTTACAGATAATAACGTGGGCTTTTCGCCTCGTGATGCTTATGTGATTCCGACTGGCTTAAAACTGGCCAGCTCAGTGATTACAGCCAATACCATCACGGTAACGTGGACTAACACCACTGAAAAAGACATCACCCCGCCAGCAGCACAAACTTGGACAGCAGTTGTTTTTAAACCGCTTCTAAGAGCATAACAACCACCGGGCAAGGATGCCCAAACTTTAAGGCGACCCGATGATTTATTACAGTGACATAGTTCAAAACGAAAACGGTGATGTCATCAGCGGCGCTGTCGTCACTGTTCGAGATTACTACACTAGCGCAGTTCAGACGCTTTATTCTGATAACGGTGTTACACCAATTGGCTCAAGCACCACTACCGATTTATACGGTAAATTCCAGTTTTATATAAACTCCGGTATTTACTCAATCACTGTCACCGGCACTGGTGTAATTAATAGTTCAGACCAGCCAGTCTATATCAACACCACCGTGCAATACGGCAACATCCGTGACCAAGGCGCGGTTGGCAATGGCGTTATAGATGATAGAGCGGCTTTTGTTAAAGCGGACGCGCTTGGCTCCTTCATCGTCCCTAAATCCACAGGCGCGTATGTCGTTGCGTCAAATCTCACTATCTCATCAGCCATGTCCATCATGGACGGTGCACAAATTAGCATTAGCGCTGGCGCTACGCTAACAATCAACGGACAGCTGGACGCGCCACATCAAAAGATATTTACCGGGCTTGGCAATGTGGTATTCGGCAAAAATATCGTCCGCGCTTATCCCGAATGGTTTGGCGCTGCACCGGATGTTTATATCGGCGGCACAGACTTTCCTGCTATCCAAAAGTGCGTTACCGCTTGCGCAGCCAATAGAGTCACCACATATTTAGGCCAAAATTACTTCGGCACTCCGGCTGGTGTAGCGGTTACATTAACCAATGCAACGCCAATTGAATGCAAGCCGGGCATTGTCATCAATGGGTTAGGTCAGCAACAAGGCTTCATATTTGATTCAGGAAACTATGGCGGGATGAAATTCAATTTCCCGACCATGTATTCGTTTAACGCGTTTTGCTTTAAACTCAAAGGTGCTAACTATGTTGACTTAAACATAGAGTCAATTGCTAGTTGTCCAGGTGATGGCGTGGTATTGGAAACCTTGTCCGCCAGTTATAATCACTGTCTAGACAATAAAATAACGTGTCACTTAGTGAGTAATAGCCGCGCAGCATTTGTATTTAGCGCCGGTAATGGCTCAGGCATTAATCAAGCAGTTATGCAGGGCAATGAAATTTATTGTAATTTTGTTGTCCAGTGCGACAAGGCGTTATTGTTTTATATGGCTGCCACCGGTTCAACTCCTGCATGGGATAGCAATAAGGCCGTATTTCAGGCGATTGACCCGGCCAATAAAGCTGGTGCGATTGGCTTATCCAACACCACCGCGCAAATCGTGCCAAGACTTATCTTCAAATGTGAAACTTGGATGGGCGGATTCCCTGCGACGGGTGGCGTTTGGATGGCTGGGTTATTTAATGGTCTTGAGGCTTATTTTGGCGTAGCTAGTAACTTGCAGTCTTATAGTGAAGTAGCTATTAACGGTCAAGGCAATAGCTATAAAACACTGGGCAGCGGGTCTAATATAAACACAGCTAGTTACGTAGCATCATCTGTGGCAAATGCGAGAGCGTCGTTCAATGGCGGCCTGCCTATTAGCGACACGAGGTACGCACTAACTTATACATTAGCCACTAACGTGCTGGCTAATGAGCTATTGACGCTATACTGTTACAGTCCATGGGTTGATTCAGGCTCAAATAGAATTAATGTACAAAATATCAATTTTACCGGCTTAATACCGGAAGTGGTGACGCGCGGAGCCAATGCCAATGAGATTGCTATTATCTTGCGTAACGTATCAGGGGCAACTGTAAACAGCGGTACAACTGTACAACTTTATGTTGAGGTTGGCTAATGACTATCATTGTTGATACCTATACCACAGCGACCAGTACAACCGCGCTGGATATTATAAAAAGCAGCTTGCGCTTGTTACAAGTGCTTGCTGATGACGTGGTCATAACGGACAGCGAAGCAAACGATGCCCTGGACTGTTTAAACTCCATTATTGGGGGGGCCTGGGCTAATGAATCACTCATGGTGTCCCATGTCACTAAAGAGTCATTCCCGCTCATTGCTGGGCATAACCCCTATACAATAGGCATAGGCGGTGATTTTAACACCATCCGTCCAATAGCCATTGAAGCGGCAACGATCAGTATTAACGGCGCGGACTTTCCGATTAAGCCGATGGCTTATGATGATTGGGCAATGGTGCGGCTGAAAAGCTTAATCGTAGCAACTTACGCCGATTACTTTTACCTGGATGCCACTTATCCGTTAGCAACGCTGTACCTTTATCCAATCCCCGGCGCAACATCGACCATTACCCTATACTCTCGCAAGCCTTTTATTGCCTTTGCCAATCTTAACGACATAGTAGACTTACAGCCTGGCGCAGCTCGTGCGCTAAAATATCAACTAGCGGTCGAGCTTGCTCCGGAGTATCAGACCAGCGCTGGCGAAGATGTTAAACGTCTGTTAATGGAGGCTAAATCAGGCATCAAGCGCACTAACAAGCGCATGATTACACAGCAGGTTGACGCCGGAATTATGTCTAATTCACGGTCTAGTCGGTTTAATATTTATCGAGGCAGCTAATGACAAGCCCTATAAATCTGTTTGGACTAGGATTAAAAAGCCGCTCAAGCAACGTTACCGCAGCGCACAGGCTTAATTGCTTTTACGACCAGCAAGTCGACAATGACAAAACCACTGTATCGGCAGTTGGTACGCCTGGGCTAACACTGTTTTGCAAGCCAAGCGCAAATAAAACCTATGGGCTGCATTGGATGCAAAATTTAAACCTGTTGTTTGTGTTCCAAGGCGGAGCCTTATATAAAGTGCCTGCCGATGGCGTGCCGGAATTATGTTTTGACTCTGGTATTGATATTAACAACCGTGTATCGATGGCAAACAATGGCAAAGAGCTGTTGTGTGTTACCGGCAAGTTTGCATTTGTATATAACACCGAAACAGGCGTATTAAGTAGTCTAACAGGAATTATCTCTTATGACGGCCAATTGGCCGATACCTGCACTTTTTTAGATGGTCGATTTATTATTAACCGCCCAGGCACGGGCCAGTTTTTTATCTCTGGATTGTATGACGGTCTAGCCTGGGATGGCCTTGACTTTGCCACGGCTGAAAGCACCCCGGACAATATAACCGCTGTTGTTGCTGATAAAGGTATCTTGGTGCTGCTTGGCGAAGTGTCTGTTGAGTTTTGGCAAAACAGCGGCGAATTGTTATTCCCATTTGCCCGTATCAATGCCACGCCTTCCGAGTCAGGCTTAGCCGCCAGATGGTCACTCAGTAAATGCAATGGTTATTTGATCGGTTTATTCCGCAACAAGACCGGCCAATTGCAAATATGCATGATTGACGGTTACACGGTAACGCCGGTTAGTAATGACGATATGACTTACATTATTAATCAGTACGGAACGACCGGCGATGCCACCGGGTTTGGCTATTCCATGAATGGCAAATCTTTCTATGAAATTACCTTCCCTAGTGAGGATGTCACATGGTTATACGAGGCAGAATCACAATCCTGGAGCCAGTTAACAACAGGCGAATTGAATCGGCATCGTGTTGAAATTGGCGTAGCGTTTGACCGTAAATTTATTGTGTCGGATTACGAAAACGGCCACATATACCGGCTCGACCAAAATAACTACACCGACAATGGCGAAATGATTACGCGCCAGATAACAGGATCGCATGTCTTTGCGGCAAGTCGTAACCGCATGACTATATCCCGACTGCGCGTCGATATGGAAGGCGGTGTAGGATTAAATACCGGACAAGGCAGCGACCCTAAAGTCGCTTTGCAAATATCGCGCGACAACGGCCATACGTTTGGCGGCGAGCGAGTCACCCATTTTGGCAAGATAGGCCAGTACATTAGCCGGGCAGAATGGCGTAGACTTGGAATGGCTCGTGATTGGGTATTCCGTATTCGCGTTACAGATCCGGTTAAATTTGTTATAATTGGCGCAGTTATTGAAGGTTTGGAGTTAAACAAATGAAAGCCCCTCAAGCACCCATTAAACAGTCTCTTTACACGCCTTCCATGCCTATGGCCTGGATGTCTTATTTTACCCTGTTATTTACCTTTTTGAAGCAGTTGCCAAGCTCCGGCGAAGCATTGCCGGAACATGCGGATGATACCGCCGCACAGCTTGCAGGATTGCCGATTTATGGCTACTATAGAACAGGTTCAGTTGTCAAGCAGCGTGTTGTATGAGCGATTATCAGGCTTTTTTGCACGAGTACGGATTAACGGAAGATTATGTACAATCGCTTGTTCAAAATACCGATGACCAGTGCGATCTTGATGGTGTTTACGATATAGAGTTAAAAGAGTCGCTTATTCATGGATTAGGCGCATTTGCAATGAAAGACATTGCCGAGCATACGCTAATCGCACCAGCTCGTTTAAATGGCAAAAGAACCATTGCCGGGCGCTATGTCAACCATAGCGACAAACCAAATGCACAGTTTTTTCCGCTGGACAATGGCGACTTACACTTAATAGCCACATTCAACATAAACAAAGGCGATGAGATTACTATTGACTACCGGCAAGCTATGTCAGTTAATGGCGCAGGCCTGGAGCCGGTTAATAATTACCTTCCGGCGCTTATCAGGTCTTATGGAATAGACACTAGCGGTATGACTTATCGACAAATAACAGAAGTTGTCGAATATTGCTTGTTGAGAGGCAATAACATTGTCGATGAACTACCCATTCGTGAATTTGTTTTTGGCGGCATGTATGCTAGGGAAATGACAATCCCTGCCGGTGTCGCCTTAACAGGAAAGATCCATAATGAAGATCATTTTTGCATTGTTTCACAGGGCGACATTAGCGTTATAACGGACAATGGCTACCAGCGCATAACAGCCCCGGCCATATTTGAAACAAAAGCAGGTATTAAAAAACTTGGATATGCACATACTGACACAGTATTTACAACTATCCATGCCACAGAATTGACGGACAAAGACGAAATATCCGCAGCGTCAATGCATGACGGTGATATTTCATGGATAAACGAATTGGTAAAGAGGCGATAATATGTCAGCTGGAATATCAGCCGGTGCAATAGCAGCAGCAGCGTCAGCGGCATCGGCAGCAGCATCAATCGGCACATCAATGGCTAGCGCTGGTGCACAGGCCGACGCAAACAGCGCAGCAGGTCAGGCGGCAGCGGCGGCGGCAGCACAGGCCAGAAAGGATGTTAATTCAGGCGTAAAGACTGCCACAGGCTATTTACAACCTTATTCAAAGGTTGGTCGGTCTGCGCTTGATGAATTGTCACAGCAAATGGGACTTGGTGGTAGCTATGGCCAGGGCGATGTTCCGACCGCAAACAAGCGTATTAAAACGGACGACCCAGCATGGCAAGCCATCCTAGCCAAATACAACCCAAAGGGCAAGAGCTGGACAGCGAACAACAAGATGCGCCAAGCGTATCAGGCCGCAAGTCGCGAATACCTGAATCAGAAAAATCAAACCAATGGCTTAGGCGAGTCAACCAATCCCAATGCCGGGAATCTGGTTAAAGATTTTGGCATGGAAGATTACAAAAACGACCCAGGATATACTCCGTTCGTTAATACCCTGGAAGATCTGCAAGCCACGCCGGGCTATCAGTTTAGACTAAAACAAGGCTTAGACTCAGCCAACAACAGCGCGTCAGCGCGTGGATCGTTGTTATCCGGCGCACAGCTAAAATCATTGAACAACTACGGGTCTGAGTTCGCGTCAACCGAATACAACAACGCCTACACTCGTGCGCAACAAGCCTACCAAAACGCATTTGCACGAGACACAACCAACAAGACCAATAAGTTTACCCGCTTGCAATCTATGGCGAATAACGGACAAAGCGCAGCCGGGCAACAGGGCGGCTATCAAATGCAAGGAGCACAATTACTGGCCGGTGTTGATGGTAATTTAGGTCAGCAACAAGCCGACTTAGCGCTGGCACAAGGTCAAAACCAAGCTGATATGTATACAGGCATAGGTAACGGCATCAATCAAGGCTTAGGTGCCGTATCTGGCAACCCAACCATGATGGGCAAGCTTGGCGGCGCAATGGGTGGGGCAACAAATTTACCAAAGGCAGGTGTATAACATGCAATTCCCAACACCAAAAGTACATCCTGTTTCAATGGTTGAGTATGCCAATCAATACTCTGAGCTTGCTAACCGAAACCAGCAGCAGCTACTAAACCAGCAAAAAATAGACGCAGCGCCACAGGAACAGGAATATGATAACCGTATAAGAGCAGCTAAAGCGGATGATGCCGAGACTGGTGCAATGGATAGCAAGCATGCGCTGATACAAAAAATGGCAGCAGCTACCATGTCACGCTTGGACGGCATGAATATACCGGAAGGCGATCCGCGCAGGCAGCAAGCACTTGAACAGATAGTCGCGCCTCTTAGGCCACAACTTGCCAAGCTATTTAACAAACCTGAAATGCTGACCAACCCGGCAGACGAACAAGCCTTGCGCACGTTGGCGCAGATGGCCGATGGTGGGCGTAATAAAGACAATTACGTACTGGGCTATGATGCAAACGGCAATATGCGCCGATTCAATAAGGCGACAGGATTGGCCGGGGCCGTGCCGGATGAGCAAACAGGACAGCCCATTGTCGGCAGCGCGCAATACAGCCCGGAAGCTATCCGTTTAAGAGAACGAGCCAAGCAAGAAGAAAAGATAATGGACGTTACCGACGAAACTGGAGCAGTCGCACCCATGCGCGCTGGTGATGCGGTTGGTGGTGGCGATGCATTTAATACACTGCATGGCTTAATGGGCGTAGAGTCAGATTACAACCCGGATGCCGTATCGCCAACTGGCGCAGTCGGTGCGACGCAAATCTTGCCAAGCACTGCACGAGATCCTGGCTATGGCGTAAAGCCAATCAATCTAAAGTCTATTCGCGACCAAGTGAGAGGTGGGGCCGATTACTTGCTTGGATTGATGGACAAATACACTGAACAGGGCATGCCAGAAAAACAAGCCTATAAGATGGCTTTGCAAGCCTATAATCAAGGTGAAGGCGGAGCAAATAAGCCGGAGGCGGTGCAATATGCCGACAAGGTAATGGCTCGTGCAGGTATCAAAGGCCCATCATTGCAGGATAAGGCAGATATTGAGGTTAAAAAATCAGGCGAAATAGCACAAGAAAAAGCAGATATAGAGACAAAGCAAAAAGCCGCACAGACAAGACAGCAGGAGCTGCAAGGCGTTACTAAGCTTGACGAGTCGCTTAAGTCTATTATGAAATATCTATATAAAGACGGCGAGCCGGTCAGGAATGATTCTGGCAGACTGATACCGCCAAAACAACGTATGATATTAAATAGCGATCCTATTGATAGAGCTAAAGATACACTGTATGAATACGGCATGCCAAACCAGAAAGCGCAGAACCTGCATGGTGTCAAAAAAGAAGCCGCCAGCATGGTTTTAGGGCTAATGAATGGCTCGCTGGGTACAGGCGTATCAAATGCCGATAGAGACTACATTGCTCAACAGGTCGGCATTATGGAAAAGGCGCAAAATATAAACGATATTTACCAAGCAATTGCAGATGTTGAGGATCGTATTAAAACGGTAAAAGGCAGAGGCGAGCAATCTAGTCGACAGACTACTAGCGGCCCATCCGGTAGCGAAGGAGGCCTAACCGATGCCGAGAAAAAAGAACTCGGCGAGCTTAAAGCGAGGTTTAAACGATGAGTGACAGAGAAGAACTGATTGCATTACGTCGATTAGCAGAGCTTGAAGATAAGGCCGCTAAGTTTAAATCCAGCAAAGCACCAGTCCAGCAACAAGACGAACCTGAGTCATCATTTATTGAAAACCTAGGCACATCCGGCGCAAATTATGTAAAAAATACCGCGCAAGGCTTGGCGCAAGTTGCTACGCATCCGTTCGATACCATTGCAGGCGCAGTGCAGATAGGCGGCGGCTTGCTTGGTAGAGCATTGCCCGACTCGCCTAACGATTCGCCGCATTCGCTGGCGGATCTTGGCAATAAAGACGTTATCGCTAACCGCAATGTGGCAGTAGATAAAGTAATTGAAGGCGCTAAGAATCGCTATGGCGGATTAGAGCAGATAAAGAATACCGCCTATACTGACCCGGTTGGAATGGCTGGCGACTTGTCTAGTGTATTAATGCTTGGCGGCTTGGCGGCTCCAAAACTAGGCGCAATCGGCAGAGCCATCGAGCCTATTAATGCAGCGCTTGATGCCACAGGCAAGGTCTTGCCAAAAGCAGGAAAAACAGCCGCGTTAATATCTGGAAGCGGCTTAGGCACGCACACCGGAGCAGATCCAATTATCGAGGCAGCAAAAGCCGCTGAGCGGGGCGGAGCGTCGCAAAAAGCATTCATTGACAACTTGCGCAGAAATACTAACCCGCAAGACGTTTTAGACGCAGCTCGATTAAATCTTGGCAATATGCGCAAACAGGCCAGCGAGGTTTACAAGCGCGACATTGCACCCGTCACCAGCGACAGAACAACGCTTGATTTTACCAAGATAGATGACTCTGTAAATGGCGCACTGGACAAGATAACAGATAGAGGCATCCCCAAAAACGACGAGGCGTATAATCTGCTTAACGCCATGCGTAAAGAGGTTGACGACCATAAGGCGCGAGGCGCTGGTGTCCATGACGTTGAAGGGTTTGACACACTAAAACAGCGTATCGGCGCATTACTTGAAAAAGTGCCGTATGAGCATCGCCAAGCCCAAATGGTCGGCAAAGATGTCTATCACGGCATAAAAGAAGCGATTACCGATCAAGCGCCTGATTACGCCAAGGTCATGAAGGACTATAGCGAGGCACAAGACAGCATCACCGAGATACAAAAAGCGCTTAGTCTTGGCGACAGATCGTCAGCAGACACAGCCATGCGCAGACTACAGTCTGTCATGCGCAACAACGTAAACACCAACTATGGCAATCGATCAGAACTTGTCAGGACGCTGCAAGATCAAGGCGGAAATGAGTTGTTGCCATCATTAGCCGGTCAAGCATTAAGCGCCTATTCGGCGCGTGGCCTTGGATCGCTAACCACTGGCGGCGCTGGTATTTATGGATTAATGACAGGCAATGCGGCGGCAATCCCGTTAATTGCCATGCAATCACCGCGCCTAGTTGGTGAGCTAGCCAATGCGGCAGGAGCCGGATCACGAATGGCAAAATCAGCCAGAAAGGCTATTAGTCCGAGCCTTATTAATCTAATGCAACAATCAGGCAAGCTTCAAGACAAATAGTTTTAGCGCCTAAATAGTGTTATAATTCAAAAAACCACCGCCGGGAGGCGACAGCATGGCCTATTTTTTATCGCCTTTATTTAATGACGCTCAGTTAGATAATAACGGCAATCCGCTATCAGGCGGCAAGCTTTATTGGTATCAAAACCATACCACCACGCCACAAGCGACGTACATCGACCAGCTTGGTTCGGCTTTTCAGTCAAATCCCATTATTTTAAATACGCGCGGCGAGCCGTCATTGCCTATCTGGCTTGGCGAAGGCTTGACCTATACCGCCGTGTTAAAAGACTCATTAGACAATACTATTCGCACTGTTTACGACATAGTTGGCATAAATGACGTACCGGATCCGGTAACGGATGAATGGCTTTTGTTCAGCGCAAGCGCGACCTATATTAGCGGAACTAGTTTTTCAGTTGCTGGCGACCAAACGGCTACATTTACAGTAAATCGCCGGGTAAAAATACCTGTTGCCGGAGGAATTGACTACGCAACAATATCGACAAGCTCCTATTCGCCGGGACTGAATAAAACAACAGTAGTTGTTACCAACGACTCACTTGTTCTTGACGCGACCATTTCAACGGTTTATTACGGATTCACAAACCCAGCATACCCTAGCACAAACCCTAATTTTATTAGCGACACACTAAAGGCGTCGATTCAAAACCAAGCATTTACCGCCATAACAGCAACAGGAACAGTTGGCGTATTTGTTGCCACTGCCAATCCGGCCATTACGTCTTATATTGACGGGCAGCGATTTAGAGTGCGATTTAGCGGCACATCCGGCGCAACTATCACGCTAAGTATTAACGGATTACCACCCAAGCCGATACGCTATTTAAATGGTCTGGGCTTGTATACGACACTATCAGGATCGGACATATCCAACGACATGTATGGTGATGTTGAATATTCAACGCTGATAAATGGGTTTATTATCTACAACCATAAGCCGGTTAACATGGCCGACTACGTATCAGTTGCCGCCAATCAATCAATAACGTCCGTCAAGGCGTTTGCTGATACCTATGAGCCTATATCAAAAAACATCTGTAAGGCATGGGCGACATTTGACGGCGTAACATCAGCATCACTAGGCTATACAGTAGCGAGTCAGTTTTGTACGGTATCAGAAACGGCGCATCAAAAACGTGTTGGCGCGATTACATGGTTGCAATCAACCGGCGTATTAGTTCCGGGCGTTTATGTCGTCACCTCTACACTCGCTAACAGCTTTGTAGTTTCGTGTCCAGGTACAGCAGACGGGTCGGGCAGCTTAACGATTCCATGCTGGATTAAAGAGCATTACAACATGACTAGCATTTTTAAAAATGCGATTGGCGACCTGACCTTTACTGTAACCACTCCGTTTTTAAATACCGATTATGCCGTTTTTGGCACACTGTGCGGAACATCTGGACAGCTAACTATTGCCGGTTCAGCTGCGGCGGGGCCATCATTTAAAACTAATAATCAATGCCAGATTTACACGACGAACTCAGCAGGCGTAAATACCGCCTATAAAGAATCATACATACAGTTTATGAGTAAATAATCATGCCAATTAATACACACATTTCAGAGCAGTATCAAGATTTATTTACAAAAATTAGCGCGCCAGTCCAGTATGGTTATGCGGCACCTGAAAGCCTAAACACTGTTTACGAAGGCCAAATAGCCACACGTTGCGGATGTAATGACGCCGCCAGCATTGGTAATTACTTTTGGGATCAGGCGACCGTACATCAGGCCATGTCTACTGTTTACGGTATTAGGCCAATGTTTGCTAACTTTTACGTTACCACAGCCACAGGCGATACGGTAACAAATCTTGGCAAAATGGAAGTGTACGGCACCATTGAATATCCTAACAATGTGTTTACACAAATTACATTTGAAGGCGGAAAAAAGGTTGGTGACGTGCCAATCGGAGGCATAAGTGACACAGACATGATTCCGGTTTATATTCCTAAAGGCGAATGGTTTAGGTTAAAAATTCACGGACATAATGCCGGGGCCATTCCTGTTGCATCAACTCTGTTTATTCCGGTAGCCGGATTTGGCGCTACCTTGTTAGATGGTATTACTTACGCAGTCGGAACAGATGTAGCCGACAAAACAAGCCTTGCCAATGCAACGTATGCCACCAACATCCTGGTTAACAAGCCTTTTTTAATTACCGCCATAACAGACCAGCCAAGCCTAGCAATCACTGGCGATTCGATTGCACACGGTCAATACGATACGGAAGATGCGACACATAGAACCGGACACATGGAGCGCGCCTGTACGGTTGGTTATACTAATCTTGCTCGAATGGGCGAAACCGTACTATCTGCTAATACAGCCGGTCGGTATGCAAGCCGCAAGCTTGCCGCTCCCTATATTACCCATGTCGATACAAACTATGGCACGAACGATATAACAGCAAATCGGACAGGCGCTGCTATTGTTGCACTAATTAATACCTGGTATGCCGCTAATTTTCCCGGTAAGCCATTTTGTGTTAATACGCTAACGCCTCGCAGTACTGGTACATGGGATAACTTAACCGGGCAAACGCTAATCGCTCAAGATGCCGAGCTGTCAAATCTGAATGATTTGATATTGGCCGGAAAAACTATAACCGCGCAAACTTCGGTGCTTGATGTGCATAACATTATAGCCAATACTTATTCAGAAAATTACTGGAAATTCTTCGGTGCAGGCAAAGCAATCACTAATGACGGGGTGCATCCAAACCCGAAAGGCTATCAGTATATTGCAAGCAAAATCGATATTAATAAGGTGCTTATTTAACGATTGTTTTTGTCAAAAATTAACCAAGCTCACGAGGTAGCAACATGCCAATTAATACACAAGTTTCGACGCAATATCAATCGCTCTATGAAGTGGCTGGAGATCCTCAAGATGATGGATTATATAAAACCAGCAAAATTGACGCTATTGTAGCGCAATCATCTATAGTGCCGCGTAAAGTAATGGCATCGCCACCAACAGTAGCGTTAAATCCAACCGCGACAATAACAACGCCATTGCTATGGCCTGCAAAACAAAATATATCAGGCAATACAACCGCTATACTCGGTAATCCTGCGTTTACAGTGTACGGATCAGATACACCGGCGCTATTGGGCACAACATATCCGCAATATCTATTTATGAGGTATTTAACGCAGTTTGTTGTTAGTTTTATGCATACAGGTAGCGCGTTTGAATATCTCTGCGAAGGACTTGTAGGCGGGGCGTTACTAGCGCGTGTTGATGGCGAGTTTGTTTCATTAACGCCACAGATCACGCCATCAGATGGTGGTTTAAAGTATTGGTTTTTTGATTTTGGTAGCGTAGGGACTCGGCGAATAGATATATTTTGTTCTGGTTTTTGTGGATTTGGCGGGATAAATACCGCTCAAACTGATTCAATAACACCTGTTAACGAATTATCACCAAAAGTTGTGATCGTTGGCGACTCTTTTACCTATGGAACAAGTTCCGATCTAATTAATAATTGGGCTAAAGTTTTCGGCCATGCGATGGGATGGACTGACGTTTATATTAACGGCAGAGGCGGTACGGGGTTTGTTGCTACAAATTCAGGAGCCGATGTTAATTATTTTGATCGCATTGGCGCATCTGTTGTTGCTAGAAACCCTGATGTGGTTATATTTCAGGGCAGTATAAACGATGCAACCGCTAGTCCGGTGGCTGTTAGAGAACAGGCTAAAAAATGTTTTGAGAAAGTTAGTGCCGATTTACCTAGTTGCTTAATTGTAGCGACATCCCCTATGGCAACCGGCGGAGTAAATAAAGTCGGTTTAAATGCATGGGGACAACGAATAGCAATTAAAGAAGAAGTGGAGAAAGTTGGCGGTATATTTATTGATTTACTAGAGATACCTTCAAATAACATCTCAACTATCGAAAGCATTACATGCCGTGGCGGTGCCGCGATTAACGCAACTACTATACCACTCGAGCCGGGCGTGTCAGCCATTCCAGGTGTAACCTACAGTTGGGGCAACGGTTATCGTACACGATGCAAAACATATGCGCCGCATGGCACAACGCCATCAATGACGATAGATGCAGGTGTGCAGGGTGCCATATCAGCAGATGATACTGGTGTAGCTGTTGGAGGATCATTATGGACTGGAACAGGCAGAGTGGGAGCAACAACCGGCTTTGGTAATAGCGACATAATTGTTTATAGCGATGCTTCACATCCTACACCGGATGGGCATTTGGCGATAGGAACAGAGATTGCGAACCAATTAATAGGCAAGCTAAAGAATAAATAAACCATACATAAACTTTCTTTTGATATAAAATTAAGCTTAATTTAAGATTAGAGGTTTTCATGAAATTAATCACACTGCTTTTATTATCGTTTTTTGCATTATCTGCCAATGCATGGACGCAATATTTAGCCGACGAGCTAATTGCGCTTGGCGGTACACCAGGACAGATAAAAGGATTCGGTACATCATTTAAAAATAATGATGTTTTACTGCGCAAAACAACATACAAATCCTACGTTAATTCAAACCCGGTCACGCTAGGCAATGGGCATTGTGTAAGAGCGTCAAAAGACATAAATTCAGGAATTATCACTCAAACATGTGACGTATTAATGCAGCCATTCCGAGCCCGGGAATGGTGTGAAATGCAGGGGGCGGCATTGTTAACTGGGAACGAAAAGGAATTTTTTAATAGAATTTATGTTCCGGCTTTGCTTAAAATTGACAAGGGCTGGGGGGCTTACGCAGCTCTATATAGGGCTGTTGGCGTAAATGGGCTATTAACAAAAAATAGATACCAGGAGCTTTATCCGTCTAATTTGCCATATTTTAACAGCGTGTCTACAACAAATAACGAGTATTTTTACAAGCCGAGCGGCTGGAATCAATGGCAAGGTGCCGTATATGATGACTACTCTGACGACATTACTGTCACATGCCAATGGGGCGCAGCCGCAATAAATGGCGCAGGGCAGCCCGGGTTTAACGGTTGGTAACGTGTCTAGTCACGCCATATTTGAACCATTGCCGCAAGGAAGCGGCATTATGCGGGTGTACACAGGCATTGACCGTCATTTGTGTAAAAGCCCTGTGCAGTATAAGTTTTTTACAACATGCTTGCCGCCTGTCGATGGTATTTGCGAACTAAAAGGCGGGACACAGCTAGCTATAAACCGCAAAGATTTTGAAGCCGTCCTGCACACCGCGAACATTGTTTTTGGAAACGTCACACATCTTGTTTACGATCATAACGGTAAACGGCATTATTACCCGAGGTTAAAATGATTGAACAAATCACATCAGCATCACAGCTCATTGATGCATTATCCGATTTTATCCCTAAGCTAGTTGGATTTGCATCCATGATAGCCGCCTTCCTTCCTGCGCCAACTAAGAAAGGCTTTTTTGCTACTTTGCACCGGCTAATTAACACAACGGCGTTTAACTTTAATAAGGCGAGGAACGAGTCATGATTTACGCAATCATAGGCGCGTTAGTAGTTTCGTTTTGCTCGGGATGGGGCGTGGCTTGGCATAATGATAAACAGGCTATAGTTGCGCTAAATATGGCGATAGCCACGCAGAAAGAATCAGCACAAGCGCAGCTTGATAACTTGATCGGGCAACTGGCTATTAAAGAAGCCGAGGCGCTTAATTTAAACAAAAACTTGGAGCAATCCCATGCATCGGCTATTGAGTCAATTAATGCTTTACGTGATAACTTTAAGCCTATTGTCTTGCGCGACCCAGGCGCAGGTCGGGCGCGTAGTCGTTGCTCCGTGCCAAAAACCAGTGATACCGGAGTCGATAAAGAAAATGGAGCCAGCGGAGCCGAACTTTCAACAGAACTTACACAATTTCTTCAGTCCGAAACCTACCGAGCCGACAAACTAACCATTGACTATAATGCATTAGTGGCGTTTGTCCATGCGCAGTGCGGTGTAAAATGAGCAACGATATTGAGCGCAGGTCACGACAACGGCGGGATGCAGATATCAGGCACGAAGAGCATCACCGATGGATAGAGGAGGCTATAGAGGCTGAGAAGGCGCGCAAGTCTATGTATTATGAACTGGCAAAAACAGTCGCCCAGTGGTCAGTGATCGGTATTCTTAGTGCCTGCGTCTATTACGCCACGCACGGCCACTGGCCTTCATAGACACGATGGTTAAAACAAGATTAATCAATGTAGCTATTAATATTAATTCAATCATTTAAACCTGCCTAAATAAAGATAGTTAAGCAGGTTTTTTAGTGGTTGTCTGTTATAAATTACCTACTTTAAAAGACTTCTTATGCCGTCAGCGGCGTCCCGCACGTTATTATAATAAGGCACATCGCATTTCCCGCCAGGGTATCTCATTTGTAACTCGCACTCGCTAGCGGCCTCTTCTATTGCTTCCTGCCATGACAGTTCAGCAATATGTTTTGCAAATGACAATGCTGAATAAGTGCCGTTATCAATCGCTGTTCTATATAGAGACTCTATTTTTTCTTTGTTCATCAATTCCACCCAGTCACGCGGACTTTAGTTGTCTTAGGTGCAAAATGCTTTGCAGTGATACGCTTAATCTTGTTTGTCATCTTTAACGGTCTTGGCGCAAACTCACCGGCGATAAATTGCTTATTTATCGCCTTATTACCTTTAACGCTTTTTGCCAGTGCTACGGCCTCAAATTCCGGCTCTTTAGCATATTCAAAATCTGCCGAGTTTTTCTTGCGGTCACGGATAGTGGCCTTGTATTGGTTATTGCATATTTGAGTCGCCAGTTTATAAGCATCGTTTTTCTCCGCAAACGCCTTTAGCTTATCAACCCGGTAATATTTTGACTTGCCAAACACCTTTTCAACCGGCGGAAAATCTTCACAAAACCGCGCCAGTAACGATACGTATTTCTTAATTGTTGACTGGTTTTTAATGCCGATGATTACACCGGCTTCTTGTGTGGTGGCGTATTCGCTCATAGCATAAACCTACGAGAGTTGAGCAGGTCGCAAGCCTTTTTTGCCGATTCAAGACCGAAAAAAATAGCGTGACCAGCTACATTGATTCCAATCCCATAATCGTATTTGCCATTCATATAAACAATTGCGCATTCCTGCATTGACCCATCATCAAGCGCATCCCTAAGCGCTAACAGCTTGGAATATCTAATAATGCTTTTGCGCGCATTTTCGGCTTGTTCGCGTGTTCGGCGTGTCATGCCGTTATTATGGTAGGTATTCGAGTATACTGTATTCAAGTGTGTCTCAACCGTTCGCAGCCCACCTGTAATAAAAAAATCACCGAAAGGCAACTCAAAAGGCTTTTCCATTTCGGCAAGCTCAGCTCGTGCATCAGCAATGATTTTTTGCAATTCTTCTTTAGTTTTCATTTCATCACCCCATAAACAACCAGCCCAATAATCAAGGCCGACAAAGTAAAAAAAAGAAATACGATTAGTATTTCCGGCGCATCTTCTTTTTGGTATCGGTTACTCATCGTCATGTCCTATAGCTAAAAGCTCTTGTCTTTTGGCTTGCAAGTGGCTAATTTTTGATCCGTAATTCGCTTGTAATTCTTCAATCTGCGCATCGATTAACGCAAGTTCTTTTGCTTGTGTTTCGCTTTTTGGAAGCATAGTAAATTCAACATCAACTATCTCACTTACTCTAACATAACTGGCGCTTCCTCCTATCCATGTATCCGCTTCTGCAATTATGTCAGTATGCTCGCTTCTATAAATTGCTATTTTCATTTTATTCACCTTTAAATAGTTTTGCTAAATATTCTTCTTGTTGTTCTTTGGAAGCAGCATCAGCAGCATAAGCAGCAGCATAAGCAGCAGCAGCATCAGCAGCATAAGCAGCAGCATAAGCAGCATCAGCAGCAGCAGCAGCAGCAGCATAAGCATAAGCATCAGCAGCATAAGCAGCAGCATAAGCAGCATATTTAAGCTGCTCTTTTGTCGCTTGCCCGTGCGCATATCGCTCAGCTACATTAATTGCCGCAATGCTTCTCCAATCTTTCAGTAAATGCTCGTTTTGTCTTGCACAAAAAACAGCAAATAAGCGCCATTCTTTATTATATTCAGGAGCTGAGCGCATGCACCAAATTGTATCGTCTAGTCCATTCGATTTAAGAATTGTTAAAAAATCAATAGGATTATCATCTACTCGTGTTTTTCCTAGATAGTTCAAAAGCGTTCTGAATCCGTGGTTATCATCTTTATTAATACCACAAGGACGATGTAGCTTTATTCTATTTAGTGTTGTGTAAAATTTCATTTTATTCACCTTTAACAAACCGCCTTCAATCAAGGCATAGTTACTTTAAAACATTTTTATTTTAATTGCAAGCTTTTTTATTAATAACCTCCAAAACCTGATTAATCGCATCCTCACAACCGTAGCAAAGCAAGTATTTATCACCGCATTCTTCCCTCACATATTTAGCAAAATCAACCTGCTCCGCGCTGATTTTACTGCCCTTGGTGCGTTTTAACTCAACCCATGTATGCAGATTGGGTATATACAAATCCGCTGCGCCAGGGAGCAAGCCAAGCGGTATTTGCTCTGTTTTTTCCCAATTTGATCTACCTCCATCGTTGCGGATCATCATTATTTTTTTTGTTGGGAAGTTGGTATAAAACCACGATACAAACGCTTTTTGCTCATCCGCCTCCAGTGGCACGACACGCGCCGCTTTTTTAGCCTCTTGGTACTGCCTAGCGGCTCGCTCCATGTCTTCCAGGTGTGCATCACGTTCATAAATACTAAACGTCTCAAATGCCGTTTTTATTAGCATTAATCGGTCGCGCTTTAGGTAGTCACACGCTTTTAACAGCCGGTGCATTTCACTTGTGTACACTTCATCGCTTATCATTTTCATTTAATCACCAATATTAACCTGACATTAACTATCAAAATATCTATCTCTTTTTCTTCGTGGCAGTAGCTTATTCCAATCCCTATCCACCTTGATTTAATAATCTCTCAATATATAGATTTCATTCTGTGTCCTTTAAATCAATTTGTGACAACAGGGTTCTAATGTTTTTTAAGCTATACAATTTTCTTTCCATCGCACAAATTTGCGAATGTACAGTAGCGCGGCAAACCAGGACACGATCATCTTTTTCGCTTTCTGATAGTGCCATATAGCCATCATTCAGATCTTCTGGATATGGCAGTTTTGCGCCATACCACAGCGCAATGCCTAGTTTTTTTTCGATCTTTTCAATTAATGACCTTCTAACAGTCATTTTTTGACCCATAAAAATGTCATCGTCAGATTCTGTTTTGTCATGCACCGCATTAAAATATCTCATTTCTTACCCTCAAAATAGGTTAAAAGCCATTCCCGGCGATCCGCTGGCATGGCTAAACAATCGTCAATCGTTTCATCATCTACGCCAAAGTCCCGCAGCGCGACCGTAAAGACAACGTGGTCTAATTCCGGCTTGGCGACTTCTTGGCTAATCAGGTCGAGTAGGTTTATCATCTATTTTCATCAACAAGGCTGTCTAGTTTAGCCAATGCTATCTCTATATTGGAATGCTGGCTCCGCTCAGAATCACAACTAACAGCTATGCCGGTTGGGATGTGAGTAACCGTAACGCCTGGACCGTTATATTCTGCCAACATTCCGCTAATATATTGCGGAAATGTTTTGATTACCACATCACTTGGGCTAATTGTTAATTTCGTTGTGTTTATCATCTGAATATACACAACATTGAATCATGCATGCCTTTGGTTTTCTCATTAGTTAATGAACCGTCCGTTCTATATCCAATAAACCCAATTCGACCTTTAACAAACTCTATATCACAATTAGGGAATATCACCTCATGAAATATTTTAGTGCTTGTTGACACCGGCAAAAGCATGACAACTTTCTTGCCTTTTTTGCTTTCTTCATAAGCCTTTCTAATGAAAGCTTCTTTAAGTTTTCGGCTGTAAGGCGGATTTACAAAATTACTTGCGCCCCAGTCTTTTAACAATCCGTCAGTTTCTGGCGTTATTGCATCATAATTTAACGGACAAGGATCGAACGTAAAATTAAATCTTTTATTCAATTCGTCATAAAATGATTTTGGAGTCGCCCATTCGTCAACGTGCTTTAAGTTTCTATTTTTCATCTTCATTCACCACCCATATATATTCTTTTCTTTTGTTCAAGTCTCGACAAGGGAAGTGTCCGGCATAGGCTCCGCAATAACTATGGCTTTTGTTAAAAGCACATCCTTCGCACGTTTCTGTTTCCGTCTCAATTCTTATCAATGTTTTTTCCATTACACAACCTCAATCTTTTTTAATTGCAACATTGCCTCAAATTTTAGCTTCTCAGCACATTCTATTTGGACGCTCAAGATTTGCAATTGCCTTTTTTTCCTTGCTACAAATCCTTGCAGAGCTTCCTTGTGCGTAGGGTAAGACCATTGCTTACGCGCATTTTGATTTATGAATCGGCGAAAGCCTGTGCATTCTTCTATCCATACCCCGCATGGCGTTCTTTTTACTATTTTATACTTTTCACATCTTATTGACGCGCTGTACTCTGCTATATGGTAAGCTTCAATTCTATATACGTAATTATCAATTTCCATCACTCTTCACTCCTATTCAGTTCAATTAAAGCGTTCCTTTCTTCTAGGTCTCTATCAAAATAAACATTATCACTTGGACAATAACCAAAGTTCCATTCAATCGCCTCGTCTAGTTTTTTATTTAGATGTTTAATTTTTAGCGTTAAAATCAGGCTTTTTTGCGGATGATTAATATATTTGTCTATGCTCACTCTTCACTCCCCCAGCTCTCAAGCCGCCGATAACGCCCGTCTTGTATCGTTGTAATTTGGTTAATTTTCTTGAACAGGTAATCATGCTCAGTTAACAGCTTATAAATCTTGTCACAGTCAAAATTCATTTGTGCCGCTTGGCTATAGTAATCTATTTCTTTGAACAAGTGCAATAAAAATGTTCTTGACTCTCGGCCAATATCGCCAAAATGCTCCAGCATTAAGTGGTGCGTATAAATCAATTCATAACCGGCGTGAAACGCCAGCTTTATATATCGCTTGCCATGTTTATCATAGGTTAATGTCGGGACAACTATCGATACATCAAGCACCTTACGGCTATCCTCTATTTTATCCGACAAGATTTGCGCCTTGGTGCGCATGGAGTAATTGCCACTATCATCCTCAATGATAAAATAAGCGCCGCAGCTTTTACAGGTTTTTGCACTTAGGTGATTCGGTTCGCCACATCCTTCAATCTTGCAGTATTTTTTTAGTGCTTCGGCTTTCTTGGTGCGCGTTTTAGGCACCTGAATATCATCTATGCCACCCAGGCGCTGTATGTTAGTGCCGAAGTCCCAGATTTTTCCGACCAGCTCGCCATACGGACGTATTAACCTGCCAATGATTTGAATGAGCAGGCCTGGTGACGTGGTGGCGCGTAACAATGCAATGGCCTGCAAGCCTGGATAGTTAAATCCGGTAGTAAGCAACTCCACGTTAACCAGATAACGCTTGCCTTTTCCATGCTCAAGCCAATGTAGCCGCTTGTTTATTTCGGCGGTCGATAGCTTGCCATGAACTACGCTGATACACTCTTTGTCCGTCCAGCGGTCAAGGATGTGTTGTGCGTTTTCAATAGTGCTCGCAAATATTAACGCCGTCTCTATATTTTCCTCCGCAAAGCCTCGCTCCAATTCCGGCACAGCATCATCTATAATGGCATCAAACCGAACGCCCGTGGCACGGGTGTTGTACTCATGCCCGGACATTTTAACGCCAGCTAAATCAACGCTGGTCGTCGTGTTCATTACATCTAATTGTGCTAAATAGCCCTCATTAACCAACCGCTTAATACCTGGATTAATGCTGGTGTCGTAGCATATATCATTAAAAAACGGCTCGCCTTTTAGGCACTTTTCAGTGAGTAAACCTTGTCCCATGCGATATGGTGTTGCGGTCATGCCGCATGTTTTCATGTCTGGATTGACACGGTACAGGCTGCGCAGGATCTTCCGATAAGCCGACTCTGGATTGTTTGAAACCATGTGGCATTCGTCAATAATCACTAGGTCAAACTTTCCGCTTATTGCGCGTAACGATAAAAAACTTTGATACATAGCGATGACGACCGGCTTAGTATTTTGTTTTTTACCCATCTTGCTGCACACTATCCCAACTTCGCTTGGCTGGCTTAAAAAACCAATTGCTTCAAGATAATTTTGCTCAACAAGCTTGGCATTAGGCACAAAAATAAGGACGCGCAAGCCGCGCTTGCGCCCCCATTCAGCCAGTGCAGATGCAATTAGCGCTTTGCCTAGTGCGGTCATGATGCTGGCGCAGGGCTTATTACCCTGCTCCATACTAGCCACCATTGCGCGACACGCATCTTTTTGAAAATAGCGTAATTCGTGGCGCTTTTTCATTTTGAAACACCATTTTCTTTTAATTGGCTATCAATCCAAGCGTCCAGCGCCTTTGCATATTTGCTATCTTTAATCTGCACAACTGCAGCCTCGCCAATTTCGCTAGCAGAGATTGCCAGAATGGTTTTTTTCCCTGGCACGAATATAATAGCCAGTGTGAATAATATAAAAAGATATTTAAAAGCAAAAGGATCTTTTTTAACAAAACCCGTATAATCTCCATTAACATCATTATAGATATAAGCATTAATGCCACAAACGGCTATAGCCGCTATACCAACCGCAGAAACTAAAAAAACAGCTTCAGCAGCACCAGCAAAATAAATTAACCACGACAATTTATTCATTAGCACACCCTAATACCAACGCCTTGTTCAAGATAGCAGCCCGGCAATTCTTGGCCAGCCTTTAGCAGCTCTTTAATCTCATTAGCAATCGGCTTTAGTTCAGCCGGTATTGTCTTAATGCAGCTTGGCGGCAACTTTGTTACGTCAAAACCATCAGCATACTTAACGCTTGGTGGGTTATTTTGAGTGCGAACACTGATATAATCGCCATCAATCCGATTGATTTTATTCTCAACCATGCCAAATACCAGATAGTCTTTAAACCGCTTAATACGCCTATCCGATGCTTTCTTTTTGTCTTGCAATTGCTTTAACGCCGCCTCATAACCTGCTTCTAGCGCCAGCGATTCAGCCAGTAGTGTGCTCACAAATTTCAATTTGTTTTCAATTGAGCCATAAACCGTATCGAGTAGTTTTAACGCTTCTTGGTCATCCTCCTCAAACAGCAAATAGTCTAATAATTGCTGCGCTTGTTCGGTTAAATTGTAGATAGTTGCCATTGTTAACCCCTTGCTGATTTAATCAGCTCTGTTTGTAATTTGAGTAGCAATTCTTCAATCGCCACAGTCTTTTTCTTTTCTGTTGCTAGCGCAATGATTTTCAATAGGATATAAACTTGGTTTTCTGTCATTTGAATGACTCCACTGTTATTCTATATTCCAAAAAACCGTCTTTTGTTATTTCTACCGGCCTTCCGGTTTTCTCCGCGTGCCTTGTGCAGTGATCGGCAGCAGCCACTAGCGCCTCAATGGTAACGTCTTGTTTATTTTTCGCCCATACTGTTCCATTTTTTAGTACATGCCCGGCGAATATTGTGCCGGTTGATGGCGAACATTCTATGTGTAGTTTTTTTGTCATTTAACCGCTCCGGTATAAATAATAATCACGAGGCACCTGCATAATGCCGAACTGTGTTTTTGCAACAATGTCGCCAACCTTGATTTGTACTTCCTTGCCGTTCCAGTCATAAAAATCGATAACTCGATCAATAGGCTGGAATGCTGTGCCTTTTATCGATCCCCTAACAAACGCTTCAACTTCTTTCTGGTTATATTCTGTTAAAACCTTAAATTCTATGTATTGGTCCATATATCACCGCCAAAAATACCCGCCGGAGCGGGTAAGGTTAAGTTTTATTTAAAATGGATCGGTTTCAAACTCATCACCACCATCTACCGGATCGGCCTCAAAATCCTCGTCCGTTTTGTCATATTCTTCGTCATCCAGTGGCAGCTCTTCTTCAGCATCCTTAGCTTTTGACTTCGGCAGCAGCGCACAACCGTCCACATATTGCGTGTAACTGATTCGCTGTTTGCCGGTATTGCGATCCATCATCGGTTCGCCGGTTCTAAAATCAAACATAGGCGAGTCCATCAATCGGGCATTGATTAGCAGTTTTAAACCGACCAATTCTTTAGATAGCAGCTCGTTATTCATCGCCACAGGCTTTCCGGCTTTTTCAAATTTTTGAATCAGGCCTTTGCCGCTAAGGGCTAATAATGCCGCAAAAAAGTCGATGGCTTTATCACGTTTTTTAATGTTTTGCTCACCGGCGTTTCTATGGTTTTCATCAAAAATAGCGCCTAGATGGATGGTTTGCTTTAACACATCGCCAGCAAATTCTTTTTCAGTCACTAAATACTCAATGACTGGCTGAGGCGCGTCATTATATTCGCTCACATCTTTCCATACAGCGCTAATGATTTGCGCCTTGACCATTGTATTGTCCGGGATATACTTTTTTTTCTCGGGCTCAGGCGTTTTGTATTGGGTTTTAAATTGGGCTTGTGTGCCGTCTGATTTTGTAAAAATGCTACTCATTTGTTTCGACCTTTGGTTGTTGTTTAACTGGTTTGCCAGTCACGTCATAAAGGAATGTCATGATGGATTCGTTTTTGCCGGTAACGGCATCGCGTTTGTTTTCGCTAATTTCTATCTCATACTCGTCTTTCATGGTGAATGAGCGGTTTTTAGCCTCGATTCCGTCTCGCTCAGCGGTTAATATGGTTAGTTGTCGCTCACCGATGGCATCTTTCTTTTTGTGCGCTGTATTAGATGCCAGTGCGGCCCCCAGGCCGCGCTTATCTACCAATTGCATATAGTTGCTAATAATAAAAAACACACCAGCGCTACGTTCCAAAACCATTTGTGCTATAGCCACTGACGGGCTGCGCGGAAGGTTTATTGAGACTTTGGTGTAATAGCTACCGTCCTTATTGTTGACGTTGTATTCCAGCGGATGCCCTAACAGCCATACGTTGATACCGCGATTTTTGGCAATGTCATGGCAGTAGTTTAAGAGCCGCACCCAGTATGGGCGACACATGCCAGCGCCTTTACCTTTGTCACCTAGATCTTCGTTGCCTTTGTAATCGGCTTCTACATCAGCAAAAAAGGCCAGTTGCGCGGTGCCGGTGTTGTCGATTACGATGTTCTCAAATTTGTGCTCTTCGTACCGGTAAAATTGCAACATGGCGAATAGATGATCTGACTGAGACAAGCCAAGCTGATCATAGGTTGGCGCTTTATACTGAGGAAGGTTATTTGCCCCTGTTTCGTTCCCCACCTGGATAATGGCAACCCGTGGCAAATTTGCAGTTATTGTGCTTTTCCCGCTTCCAGGCGCACCAATTAGGCAGTAAATTCCCGCTTCTTTTACAGTCTCCCTGGTCATCTTGTCTTTGATGCCAAGCGAGGCCATGTTGAACCCTTTAACGTCTTTAGGAAGAGCCATTTTTCCCCCTGTTAATATATTGCTCAACCGCATCAGATACAATCTTCCGCATATTGACTCGATGCCCGCTTTTGATCGTTAAGTCCGCTGCATAGGCCTTAAGCTTCGCCCACACATCAAAACTTATCATTACGTTTTGTCCTTTCATTTTTACCTCGTTTATCAAATTTTCAAGACCGAGACCGAGACCAAGACCCAGACCGAGACCGAGACCAAGACCCAGACCGAGACCCAGCCCAAGACCGAGACCCAGACCGAGACCCAGCCCAAGACCGAGACCCAGACCCAGACCCAGACCAAGACCAAGACCCAGACCCAGACCCAGACCAAGACCCAGACCCAGACCCAGTCCAAGACCGAGACCCAGACCCAGACCCAGACCAAGACCAAGACCAAGACCCAGCCCCAGCCCAAGACCGAGACCCAGACCAATATAATAGCTTTCTTGATGCAATCATTTCACTATACCAAAAGATTCAATCATAGCAGTTTGCAGATACAAGTCATTTGGGAGCGCTTGCGCGTCTTTCCATTCTTTATTGTCAAATGCGCCTGTTTCGTACACTATCTTTGGGTTTTCAATCTTTACAAAAGAGCTGTTTACGCCAACCAATTTTCCGGTATAGATATAAATTGCACAAAAGAATGTCACTGTTTCGCCCAATAGGCTGTTCAGGCCTTCATTTTCCACTTCAATTACTTCTATTTTTGGTGCTAATGTTTTCATTTTTTTGCCTTTTATGTTGTGTTGTTAATTTGTTAATGGCTTTAGCAATGCAGTCATGGATAAATAACTGAATATACGGCTCTTGCGTCCGACATGTGCTAAAGCCATTAAAAAACGCCACTCATTAACCGGAGTGGCCACGGTCGGCCCGGAATCCCGAACCCCAACAAATGCCGTTCTTATAGTAAAGTATCTGGAGCGGCGACAGGTTCAATACGACCAACATCTAAAACCGTCCTTGATTGCTTGTCCGTGGGAGTGATGCCTCCGTATCCCCGGCGTTTAGTGGGCTATGGTTATGCGTCTACGCAACCACGGCAACATCCGGTAGCCAGTTGTTTAAGTCAACCACTCTTTTGTGTGTCTACAATAAAACAAATTTGTTTTAATTGCAAGTTTTATTTCACTTCAAAAATGTGACGAACAAAAAAACATATCATTAATGATGTTACATACTCAAAGTTACTAGTCGCATTAACGATATCGTATTCTACCAAAAAGATTCTTTCCTCCGTTTTGTCATTAACATCGTCAACCATCATGTATAAATAGGGTTGGCCATCCCTATCAGCAGCGTAAATAGGATGTGCACCTTTGAGCACGTTGATGACTGTTTGGCATCCGAGGCTTAGCGGATATTTGTAGACTGTTTTCATTTTATGCGCTCTATAATGTAGTTAAAAATTATCCTTAGTTTTTTGTCATCTAGTGAGTCAATAACGCCTTCTATCTCGAACTTTTCAAGTTTCATTTGCGCCTCTCTCAGCGACAAGCCATGCCGCGCTGCATGCTCTCTAATATCATCTTGTGTCATTTATTTTACCGCCTCAAAACAGTGATATGAAATATCGTTTAGTACGTCTGATCCGACATAATTTAAACTATTTCCTGGCACTTTTTCATGCTCAGCATAGACATGAAAAAATCTTGTTTCCATTCCGTCGCTATCGTCATCAACTAAAAAATAAACCCACAAATAACCTTGTTGTTGCGTAAAGCACAAAAATTCAGATCCTTTGTTTATTTTTATGCGCACATGTCCTTTTGACGCATCAAATCTATATATTGTTTTCATTTCTTGCTCCGGCTAAAAAGTATGTGCTATTAT